TGATGTGGTAGGTGATCTGAGGGTGAGCGAAGGGAGTCCAGTGCCTGTGCTTGGCAAGATAGTGTATCAGCTTGATATCCTTCTCGTCAATCTCGGATTTCATCTTGCGGAATGAGACGCGAGCAGCGTTGACCACAGTGAGGTCGTCTCCCATGTAATCTACGAGACGGACGAAACCTTGGCCGTCCAGAGTATCAATCATAATGGGGTCAGTCATAGTCCTTGTTCTCTTAGGTATTGTAGTAGTGCTACTTCGTTAGTAACCTTGCCTCCAAAGAAGTGAACCTCCTGCCCGTCACCGAACGAGCGACCAACCTCAGCGTCGATCTTTAGAGGAACATTAGGGTGGATGTTGAATGACTCACGAAGAGTGGGGACGTTCACCATCTCATCATAGCATGTCTCCAACACCTCTGCCATAGTAGACTGAGGGCAGACTATCTCCAAGGAGTCGTGAACGGTAGATACAAGTCGAGCGCCTAGCTCAGGAAGTCGAGAACCTAGACCCTTAATAGCACATAGAATGATGTCAGATGCGGCGGACTGGATGGTGAAGTTAAGCCCCTGCCTCTTGGCACGACCCACTAGCTTGTTGTCCTCGCTGAACACGTTAGGCAGTCGCCTCTTGCGTCCAAAGATGCTGGTAATCTCACCATCGGTCTGAATTGTGTTGTAAGTATTCTCGATGTAAGCGCCGATGCCAGGGAACACTTGCATATATGTGTCAATGATACGCTCGGCTTGATCCAGAGGAATCCTGTTATTGTTAGACAAGGTAAATGCAGTGCCTCCATAGACGATGAGGAAGGAGGTTGCCTTGGCAATCTGTCGCTCCTCCTTGGATACTGTATCTTGCGGCTTGTTGAACAGGAGCGAGGCAGAGTAGGAGTGAAGGTCAGCACCCTCACGGAAAGCCTTCTGCATAACCTTATCGTCAGCAACGTGAGCCAGCACTCGTAGCTCCATACCTGCGTAGTCGATAGTTACGAACGCCTCACCTTTGTTAGCTACGAATATGTTGCGGATGTTATTGTTGGTATCACGGGGCAGCGTGTGGAAACTCACTCCCATCGGCTGCTCTGCGTTGTAGGAGCCACAGGACAAACGCCCAGTGGCAGTGCCGTCCATCTTATATGAGCAGTAGACCTTGTTCTCTCCGTTGTAGTCTACCGCCCTCGTCAAGCCTGTAATATAAGTCTTGTGTAGCTTGCTTGAGGCACGGTAAGCTAAGAGGGACTCGATCCAACTCTTCGTATCAAGTAGATCCTCTAGACTCTTGTCCTGTAGGACAGAGCGAGAGATCATCTTCTCTTGATCCTCTTTACTCACTCGACGGCGCATGTCAGTATAGTAGGCTACTTCTTGCGGCCCTTCAACTTCTTCTGGCGTTCCGCTAGCTCATCGTTCACAAAGTCTAGCAGAGTATCCAGAGTTGCCTTGTCAGTGGACGGCACACCTTTTGAGGTCCTCTTCGGAGGATATAGCTTGAAACCCTTCTCATCCAAGAATAGGATCTCGCGTAGGTCCACTGTAGCCTGGAGATTAGCTCCCTTAAACACCTTAGGGTGCATGAGCAAATCGTCTTCCGCTAGCATCTGTTGCTTATTCAAAGATCTTCCGACCTCATCTAGCACACTCGGGTCTACATCCAAACCACCATACTCCATCTCAGACATTATAGGGATAACGTCGGAAAGTAGCTTGTCCATAACATCCCAGCACCCTTGCTCCTTGAGCTTCTCCTCTAGTAGGTGGAAGATCTTGAGCGTGAAGTTAGTGTCCATGCAGTTGCCATATAGGCAGTCTGCTAGGGGGATATTCTCCCAGTCGAAGTTCTTAGATGTAACTGTAAGCATTAAAGTTCGTCAATACCGTCAGGGAAAAACCGCTTGACCAAATCCTTAAGGGACTTAGGGCTCTCCTCATCGAAGAGGTGCGCCATGATCTTAGTATCATACACATTAGTAGTGTGAATACCTTTAGACAACAAGAACTTTATGTCGAAGGATGCGTTGTGGAAGATCTTCCTGTTGCGAGTATTCTCTAGAACCTGCTTCACCCAGGGGTAGACCACAGTCTCTAGCTCCTCCTCAGAGAACGGAGTGTCCTTATGCTCCAGAGGTATAGCGTAGTTGCCTTTAACGGTAGAGAAGGCGATAGTATTGAGCTTCTTCTTAAGGAAGTTCAGGCCCGTAGTCTCAGTGTCACACGCAAGGTCTAGGTCGGTGGTGCGAAGGTAGTCGATCTCCATAAGATCCTCTACCTTAGACACACGGGTCCACTTAAGAGTCTCTGCCTTCTTGCCTCTGATCACCTTGTCTATTGCAAGCTGGATATCCTGAACAAATAGTTCGTGGAGCTTAGGCTCAGTGTGGACAGCGTAAGGATGGTAAGTGGGGACCATAGTATACGCATGACCTGCATCTGTGACACATTGGAACGCGCTGCCACGCTTGTTGGTGATTCCAGATTTCTTGATAACCATACGCATAGCTAGATTACCACAAGTAATAACTAGCTTAGGCTTAACCTTGTTGAGTGTCTCCTCAAGGTGCTTCTCACAGGCTCTACGATCAGCAGTCTTCATTTCAGAGTCCTTGACGGACGGGCATTTGACAGCAGAGCTAATCTCTACCCGACACGTGGCACCTGATTGAACTAGAACGCCTTCAATAAGGTCCATATCCCTAGATGTGAACGGAACATACCGACCCATACGACCCGTCATGCTATCTGACAGGATCAAAATCTCTGCTTCATCCAGACTATCGTAGTCCGTTATGCCATACGCTGGCTTCTTCTTGCAGAGTTGAGAGCATCCCTCGCAGTAAGGGTGAGGCGGAACCTCGGTGAAAACATCCTTGATGTGCATAGTGCAAGTATAATAGGGTGTGAGAGCCCCATGAGCAAGCACTATATCGACAATGAACGCTTCGAGGAGTGTATACGCCTATACCTAGCTGGGGACGAGGATGTGGCGGATGAACTATGGCAGATGTTCGGTCTGCTAGTAGACAACATAATGTCTGCCTTTGGATTTGATGTAGAACGTGAGGATGCCACTCAAGACTGTTTCGTGCTTATCCTAAAGGTTATTTCTAACTTCAATCCAGATAACGGAAGTGCTTTCAACTTCTTTACTACTGTTATTGTAAATCAGTTGAAACTAAACTACACCAAGAATAAGAAGTATGCCGAGAAGATCAAGAACTATGAATCGCTCATGTCTTCTCGGCACAAACCTATCTAGACTGCCAATTTGGCAGCGTTTAGACCAGGATAGACTACAACTTTCTTAGAGTTCATCTTGACCAGCGTCCCAGGGTCTACCTTGAATTGCATCCAGCTTTGTGGCGCATCATAGTAGGACACTTCATAAACACTGTGCTCAATGTTCTCCTCCACCCACTCACGAACCGCCTTAGAACGCTTATCCCAAGGTGATGTGAATAGAATGTAAGTGTAGCTCTTTTCCTTACGTGCCGCTCTCACGACATTAGATAGTGATAAATCACTCTTCAGTATCTTCGTTTCCATCTTCAGATTCCTCAACGATTTCCACGTCACCGTTCTGCTCTTCGAGGCGGCGCTTCATCTCGTTCATGATCGAAGCCTCCATTGCTTGAAGACCAATAATGAACGCAGACTTACAGAAATCCGTCTCCGAAAGGCCGTTCACGTTGACAGCGTTGAAGAAGTTGGAGAAGGCTTCCGCCTCTTCCTTAGTTAGGTTAAATTGAACCTTCATGGCTCCTCTTGTTTTAAGGGTTAGTCTCGCTTTGGAGACAGAAATGTTATCGGCAAGTGCCATGCGACTATAGTAGGATGTAATGAAGGACGAGCTATCAGAATCTCAAGAAACTATCCTTGCCTCACTCAAGCCCAAGAAGAGGAAGAACAGTAGGGCCAAAGGTAATGCCTTTGAGAACAAGGTGAGTAAGATTTTAAATGAAAGATTTGATACAGATGAGTTTTCTCGCTCGCCTGGGAGTGGAGCGTTTGCGACAACCCACAAACTGCCCTCTCACCTACAAATATACGGTGACCTCATCTCACCTCAGGACTTTAAGTTCATCGTGGAGTGCAAGAAGGGCTACAACCAGCTAGGCATGGACGCCCTGCTCAACCGCAAGTCCAAGGTGTGGGAGTGGATTGAAACATTAGAGCGTGACATGGCAGCATCAAGAAAGCCTGGATTTATCTTGACAGCCCAGGATAGGAAGCCTAGTATTGTAATAACCCCTTATAACAAGCAAATAGATAACCACACAGATAACAAGGTAATAGTAGACAAGTATATAATGCTCTACCTAGAGGACTTCCTATCACTTCCTGATACTTTCTTCCTAGGCTAGCACTTGTTGCTGTGATACCCTTGGACAATGTTCCTGTTACGGTCTGAGCTATACTTCAAGCTCTCGCAGCCACCTATACTGATGCCTCCTCTGCTGACATGCATAGGAAGTTTACCTGCTCTGGCATCTTTCACTGTCTGAGTGATACGCTCGTTAGCATTGTAATGCTTGCTCTCATCTGTATCCATAAAGGTAGTGGAGTTTAGAACAGGGGCTCCTGTCTTGGTGTCTAAACCTGCCTGTGCATACAGAGCTAGCTGGAGCTTAGTCATGGGGTGATCAGGATCTAGAGTTCCGTCCGCGCGTGTGGCTGCCGACAGCATCTTAAGATTCATCTCTTTCTCCAGGTGAACTGATAGCTTAGTGATATACTCTTGCTGTGTCTGGTTCTCACCTCTAGCTGTGTTGAGTGCCTTGATAACCTCGTCCTGTGTCATACCCTTAGGCACCTGTATGCCTTGGGACTCCATGGTCTTGAAGATCTGCTCCGCCACTACCTTGCTGCTCTGAGTAAAGTCTAGTCCTCGTAGCTCAGTCATGGTCTGTAGTCCCTTACAGAACTTAGCCATCTGGTTAACACCCCTTGCAGCCTCCTTAACCTCGCGTGCATCTTTAGTGTTGAACCCGCACTGATTATACACACTCCTCATGTGCTCGTTGCTAGGGTCTAGGATGTAGTCTGTAGCCAGAGCCATACCGTTTACCTCTCCAGACTTAGTAGCACCTGTATTCTTGTATGTCTTAAGTGACACACCTATAGCCCACATGCCAGACTCCTTATCCTTGTATGCATACTCAGCCCGCCAGTCAGTGGGCTTCTCTTTGTATAGGTAGAGAGCATCGGGTTTATCTCCTAGCTCTGTAGCTCCTGACCCTACACGCACCACCTTATCAGGCTTCATCATTCGGTGGAACTCTCTACGCCTCTTGAGGAATGAACCTAGGAGCCTAGTCACACCTTTGCGGAAGTCTGCTGGCTTATCTGCTACCATGCCAGCAATCTCCCGTAGTTCCTCGCTTGCCTCGTCAAGGATTCCTTCGTCCAGACGCATAGCTTGCTCGAAGGTGTCGGCCCACTTCTCTACCAGTCTCATGGTTGCCTTGATAGCGCCAGGACGATCACCGCGCTCATACATGTCAATGATTTCCTCTCCAATCTCAGAAACGTCTTTGATGCAGGCTGAAACGTTTCCTCCACTTCGGGTTGCGTTAGGGAACTCTGCCTGTCTAATGAACTCAGGCTCGTCCTCACTAATGATACCTCGATCCCTTAAGTCCTTCTCCATCTTCTGGATCTGTTTGACAGCCTCCTCTGCTGCCATACTTAAGGGGTGCATGGGTGATAGGTTAAGGCAGGCTCCATAGTGGTGGGCAGGGTCAGCAACAGATCGCACGAACAGTTTAGTGGTGCCGTGAATCTTCTTCACATGGATCATATTACCCATAATTCGTAGCTTGTTGGCTAGCATGTTAGGATCAATATTGCCACCAGCACGCCTAATGTCGTTCATTACTTTGTGCAGGAACACTAGGTTCTTAAAGCTGCCTGCGATGTCAACGTTACTATCTCTTGCGTCCTCGATCTTCCTATCAGTTAGGTCCATCTCTACTGCGATGGGGTTGCGACTTTCTGCATCACTTAGCATTCTGAAAGCTAGTGATCCACTCTGCTTGGTCAGACCAAAGACTTTCTTGTGGGTCATGCCAGGAATATTGGTTGCCATCCACTGCATCATGCCTCCTACGCCCTGGCCTGGGAACATGGCGTCGATGGCGGCAGTGGCTTCCAACATCTCCTGCTCCTCGGGTGAGATGACGGGAGCGCCACTCGCATCTCCTTCCTCCCCACCTTCACCTTCTTACCAAGCGGTAACCATCTCTGCATCCTCAGGGGTCAGAGTTCCGTTGGCATCTAGCTCCTTCTTTACACGGTTGAAGGGACCACCTGTGACCACAATGTTTCCATTGTCGTTACGGTATGCCTCGATGCGTCCCCCGTCCTGGCGCAAGAGTCCGCCGTCACCGATGTTAGTTACTGCTTCGTTGATCTGCATGATATATTATAGTAAAAGCCCTGCCCATACACATATGGACAGGGCCTAGATAATTTGACTATTATAGGGATCAGCCTGCGGGATCACCCTCAACTTCCATGAAGTCCCAGCGGAATTTCATGGTGATAGTGTCCATGTCGTTGGTAGAGTATACCTTCTCGGCCTTGGTGATCTGCTTTGGGTAGACACCCTTGAGCTTAATAACCTGCACTACTTCGTTGCGACCATTTAGTTCGATGATCTCAACCTTAGACTTAAACTTGCCTGGAGTCTGGAGGAAGGAACTAGCATACTCACCTGTTGCAGGGTCCCAAACGCTCGTCATATACTTGTAGAGTTGGAATCCAGTCTTGGTAGCAAGCAGGTTGTCGAACTGAACCTCTAGCTCGTCCTGCTGCACACGACCAGGGTAGAAGACCTTGTCGTTGACACGATCCACAGCAATGTCCTGCATTGTGTAGCCGAAGCCACCAACTCTCTTAGCAGCCAGCGTCAATGGCTTGGAGAATACCGAGGGAGTCTCGACACCTTGTGGTGGGTAGAAGGTAACCTCCCACTGGTATGACCTTACTGAGTCTAGGTCCTGTGAGATTACAGGTAGTCCTTCGTTCTCCGTGAGGTCACGGTTAAGGTTGTTAGCGTAATATGAGGAGCGGAATGCCATGGCTTATCAGAGGGTTGCGGATTGGTTGGTGAGGTTCAACTCGAAGACGATGATCTCAGCAGTCTTCGTAGGTTTGATTAGAACTTTACACCATAGTTCGTTGCGGTCAACGCGGACGGGAGTGTTAGTTGTCTCGTCACAGATGACCTTGAACTCAGTGATACCACGACGGCGTCGGATATCGTCAACGAGAGGCTCGACCACGTTGGTGATCTTCTCCCAGGTTACACTGTCGTTAGGCTCGAAGGCAAACTGACGAGTGCTAGCCAGCAAAGTCTTGCGTAGGACGATCATCATGCGACGAACGTTAACTCTATCAAGAGCAGTTGGCGTGCGCTGTGCGGTGCGCTGACCGAAGATGGTAATGCCTTGCTGTGGGAAGTTAACGACTGGGTTAACAACGTTTCCACCAGAGTAGAGAGCATCACGGTCACCTTGGTTAAGTCGAACCTCAACATCAGAAGGCTTGGTGAGGCGACCACGGTTGAATCCTGCTGGAGCGAACCAGGGATCGGCTACCCCATCAGTGACACAC